ATATTAATTATACGATTAATATATGTCGCTCAAAGAAATACTTGCTGAACGAAGGTCTTCCCTTTCAAAATCTTCCATTACTACTTACAATTCTATTCTTACCAATTTATATAAAAAAATATTTGGTGAAGGAGAGATACATTTGAAGAACTTTGAAGAAACAGATAAAATTATTGATTTCTTAAAAGATATAAGTCCAAACAAAAGAAAAACAATCTTATCTGCTTTGGTTGTTTTGACAGACAATAAGAAATATAGAGAGTTAATGTTAGAAGATATTTCTCATTACAACAAAGATATGTCTCACCAAGAAAAAAGTGAAACTCAAAAAGAAAATTGGTTGAGTGAAGAAGAAATAAATGAGACTTATGATAGGTTGAAAAAAGAAGCGGATTATTTGTATAAGAAACCTACTCTTACTATGGGAGATTTACAAATTATTCAAGATTATATTATTCTTTGTTTATTAGGTGGAAAATATATTCCAGTAAGAAGAAGTCTAGATTATGTGAATATGAAAAAGGGCGGACAAATTATAAAAGATAAAGATAACTATATTGATTTGAAGAAAAATGAAATGATATTCAATATCTTCAAGACGGCGAAATATTATGGAAAACAAGAATTACCTCTTCCAAGTGATTTGAAAAGAATATTAAATAAGTGGATTAAACAATCACCTCATACTGATTATTTATTATTTGATAATAATTCTAATCCTCTTACTTCTGTTAAACTCAATCAAAGATTTGAAAAAATATTTGGTAAGAAGGCAAGTACGAATCTACTTCGTCATTCTTATCTTACTAAATTATACGGACACCATATTGAAGAGAGTAAGAAAATGGATAATACTGCTACTGCTATGGGTACAAGTTCCCATATGGTAAAGGAAGTTTATATTAAGAAATAATCTATTAATTTTATTAATGTTTATAAGATACAAGAAGAATATTTTATAAACTATTTTATAGAATGAGAATTCTAAAAAGTCTTGACGAACATATCATACGATTTGTGAGTATTTTTTTACGAGATTATATTTTTCTACAAATTAAAAAAATTGATTTAAAAATTTAAGACAAGAAAACTCTTACAAAAGCAAAATGTATCAAGACCAAGAATCAAGTATTGTTAATTATTTTAAAATGATTGCTGACATAGCAATTGAGAAAGATACAAATTTTAATGAAAGAGAAATACCATTAATAATTACACAAACAATTAAAGTTAGTAATTATTTTCCTTTAATACCGCCAAATTTAGTTTCCGTAAGAACTTCTTCAAGACACGGACGAGGTGTATTTGCCAATCAAGCAATACAAAAAGGTGAAATTGTCTGTTTATATCCAGCAAATTCTGTATTAGTTAGTATTGAAAATGGAATGGAAGGGTGGTTGTCTTATGAAAAAGATAATATTACAGATAATAATTATTCAATGAATATACTTGAAGATAAACAAATAAGTGGAGACCCAACAAAATATACTTCCTTGTTTTCAGCACATATGATTAATGATTCTGTTTCTTGTGAAACAATTGAAGAATTAAAAGATATTCATTCAAGATTTGATACTTGTGATTATACTGAATTTGGAAAAGGAATAAATAAATATTTATTGGAAACCAAAAAAAATAGTAATGTTGATTTAATACCTTCAAAACATATGTGTTATGTTAAAGCAAGTAAAAATATTCAACCCAATGAAGAATTACTTACCAGTTATGGTTTTCCTTATTGGTTAAATGGAATTGATTGGAATTCAAAATATGCTATGTATTTAGCAAATATTAATGAAACTCAACGAAATTTATTTATTAATTTATTAACTGAAACTCATATAACTCACTGGTTAAATTAAAATAAATATAACGACCTTCGGTCGTTTTATTTATTCAAGAAACCGAAGGTTTCAATATCCAAGTGTGAGTAAATCTTCCATAATTTCGTGTGCTTCTCGTTTTGGTATTCTTCCACTATTTTTTAATCTCAATAACAAAGTTTTCAATTCTTTGACAATTGTTGGATTGTTATTACCAGCAGTTATTTCTCCACTCAATATTTGTAATCTATTCATATCTTGTTCTTCTTTTGTTTTATCTGGCGTGGGTACAAGTAATCTTTGGTCAATTTTACAATGTTTAACCACTTTATTTAATAATTCTTTTTCGTGTGTTGATAATTCATTTATATCTTCAAAAGAAGGAGAACCAGTGCCAGTTAAGGTAATCAATATCTTCTTCAATCTTCCACCAATTGATTGTCTTGGTAGTTCATTAATTATATTGCCACTGCGACGACGAATCTGTAATATACCACCAAGAAGATTATGTTGGTGAAGTAAGTGTTTTCCAAATTCAATATAAGAAGGAACTCGTTCTACCTTATGAGAAGTATCCACCTTTGGTTTCTTTGTATAAACCGCAACTGCCGTTGCTACACCTCGTCCCATAATTCTTGGTCTGCCAACTTTTCTTTTTATACCAGTACCAGTTTCTTCTCCTCCTTTTTTTATTTGTTCTGCGGTTGGTTCTAATGGTTCTGTTCCACTTGATTTGCTTTCTTGTGCTCCAGCAAGTGTTGATTTTTCTCTTTGTTTTCGTAATCTATCATAAAAATCTTCTACTATGTTTGATATATTAGTTTTATCATAATTTTTTTTTCTTAAACCACTGAAACTCCCAGCAACATTATAATTAATTCTACTTTTATTTATAAATCTTTTACCAATTAAAACACTTAATATTATTTTTTTATCTCCAAAATTTAATCTTTTATATTGTTCATAATTTTTTGTATCTTTAAAAATTTTAGGTAATTGTGGTTGAGGAGTATCTTTAAAAGTTTCTGTCGTTATATCACTTACAGTAGAAGAAGGACTTTCTTCTTCTTCTTCGCTTTCGCTTTCTTGACTTGCTTTTGGTTTTGGACTTTTACCTATAGGTGTAGAAACTATAGTATCAAATTCTGCTTCAATATCTCTTAAATCTTGTGTAAAACTGGGTTGTATCATTGATAATTGACCTTGAACTTGTGTTGCTAAATAATTCGCTTCTTGAGGACTATTACCTAATTGACTTGCTATTTGTGCTTGTTGTGTTAAATCTACAATCGTACTTTTTGGAGGTATATTTTCCATTACTGCTTGAAGGTCTTTTATTTGTTGCTCAAATACTAATGGGTCTGTTGTTCCTCTTATAGACATTTCAGTTGCTAAACTATATACAGTTTGTGTATCGTCTTCTGCGTCCCCTATCATTTGACTTGCTCTTCTAACTTCTTCTGTTTGAGGAAGTGAAGAAAATACATTTTTCAATAAAGCAAAATCTTGTTTTGTTGGTAATGTTGCTTGTATATTTTGTAATAATCCTTGAATATTTGTAAGAAGTTGATTAGATTGTAAAACAGCAAGAGTAGATACACCAGCGTTCAATGATAACGCTTGTTTATAATTATTCCAATAACTAATAAATGCTGGAGCAGTTATTCCTAAACTCCACTTGGGTTTGATTTCAGCAATGATTTGAGGAAGATTATTCAATAAATCAAGAATGTCATTTCCGTGGATTTGGTCAATAATTTGATTCGCATTTGCTCCGTCTGTTATTTCTCGTAATCCACTTAATACTGCTACTCTCGCTTTTTGTTTATCAGCGTACTTTTCTGTTATTGACCTCGTATCCAACAAAGCAGTAATAGAAGGAGGCAAAACACCAGTTTGCTTGAAGATTTGATTGGCATTGTAATTCATAAGATTATTACTCGTCTCAAGTTGAAGATTCTTGAGATATTCATTCTTAACCGCATTTCTATCTGTTTGAGATTTTGTAAATTTTGGGTTCATATAATTATTAAATTATTTTTTTTTCCTAAAAAATAATTTAATTATCCATAATAGGAATTTTATTTAATTGTGTTTCAGTTAATTCGTCGTTTAACATACTTTCCTTGAAGATTAATTCAGTGTATGCTTTGGTTTCTTTTTCTAATTCCTCTTCATTAGAAGGTCGTACTGCTAAATTTTTATATTTGGTATTCAAGAAGGGGAATATTTCTTCTTGGCATACAAAATTGAAATCTTCAGTAATTTTCTTATCAAAGTCCTCTGTTAATGCTCTAATATATCGGTTCAACTCCTCATTAAATAATCTTTTTTGTTTTGGTTCTAAACTTTTAAAAGAAGTCATAGGGTCGTGATTTTGTCTTGACATAATGATTACTTGAAGTTGTTGTGAATAGTGTTTGAAATTGTCTAAAGTGAATTGAAAACTTCCGCTCATATAATTCTCAAGATTTTTTGGAGAATTTATAAACGCAAAATTAAAAAATAGTTTTGTATATTCTTCTTCTTTGACTTATAAAAATTAATAATATTATGTATTTATTAATAAAATTGATTTAGAAAAAAGAAATTATAATAATACACTAAAAGACAAATGGAAGAACTCATTGAATTAATTAAAAGTGATTATAATACTCCTATTAAAATAAAAGTATTAATGAAATTTGTAAATGATATGGATACTCATTCAAGACAATATTCTTGTGAAAGAGATTCAATTAGTTTGTTTAGTATTATGACTGGACGCAAATTAGATAATTATGATTTACTTCTAAAAATCAAACAAGGAACTTCACCTTTACTTAATATGGTACATAACTTATTTCGTGAAAAATATCAAGATTTATTTGAAGGTGATTACAGAGATAATCTACATAATCCGCTTTCAACTCACAAACAATTCTTATGCGATTTACTTAAGATATTAAAAAACCTATTAGAAAATACAGAAGAATATAAATTGAAAATGGAACAAGAAAGAATGAAAAAAGAAGAAGAACGAATGAGACTTCTTATGGAAGAAGAAAAAAAAATACAAAAGTTAAAAGATTACGCTTTGAAAATAAGATTACGAAAAACAGAACAGATACCTTGTCCCAATTGCGGACAAATGAAATCAAGAGGTAATATGGCAACTCATATGACTATGAATGTTTGTAAAAATTTTGGAAAAGAAATAGAAGTAAGAAAAAAAGGATATTTTACTTGTGAATATTGTGGAAAAGAAGAAAGAAATACAAATAAACAAAACCATTTAGCAACTAAAAAATGTATGAGAACGAGAGGCATTGATTGTTAATTGAATATATATATTTGTTGTCTTCAAGTTTTTACTTTTTATTAAAGTATATAAGTTATTAAAGTCTATAATGAAAACAAAGAAAAATTATAAAGTAAATAAAAAATCTCAATCTTTAATTGAGATTTTTTATCAAATCGCCGTAGGCGATAAATTTCATAATTCAAAGTTTATGAAATTTACAAATCGTCCTCGTCCGTTTCTACTTCAAAGTCTTCAATATCACTTATTACATTATCCATATCTTCCCTCTCGTATATCTCATATCTTATTTTTTTATCCAATCCTCTTTTGGTGTCAGTATCTATGAAAATCAAATGTTTTATAAATAAAAAAGTATCATTTGCTGATTTCATTTCATTTCTATCATATAATTCACTTTCAACTACTTCGTGTAATCTATCTTCCCACCTCAACATTTTTGTGTTCTTTTTATCAAATTCAATATTATTTCTGTTATACAACAATTTTTTATAAGAATTTCTTACACAATTGGGCATATCAGTATAATTTTTTATGTTATTGTAGAAGACCCACTTGGGATATGCTGGTGAGAATTCGGTTTCAATCATTTTATATATACATAGAGAATTATCCCTAAACTCTTCCTCATTATATGAACGGCAGTTTTTTTTACGCCTTGCTTTCTTATATTTCTTATGCGTCATTTTTATATTTAGAAAATCTTTTTTATTTATATAATGGGAAGTTTATCAAACACTCAAATAGAAGATTTAGCAAAACGAATGAATATTCCTCTTGCTTTCTGCGATTTTAAGGACTTGCTTAAATATGAAAAACTTCAACACAATAAACTTTATATTATTAATTTGGAAGACGAATTAGACGAAAATGGAAAACCAAACAGCGGTTCGCATTGGACTTGTTTTCAATCTAATAAGTATCCTAATGGCAAAATAGAAAATATTTATATGGATTCAATGGGTTGTCCTAGTCCAATAGAAGTACAACAATTTTTAAAAGAAAAAGAAGTTCCATATAACAAGAAAAATATTCAAAGTATAATCAGTGATATTTGTGGGTATTATTGTTTAGGTTTTGGGCATTTTATAAATTCTTTTCCTCAAAGAACTGGAGATTTGTATAACGATACAAATATTTTCTTGGATTTGTTTGAAGATTTAGATAAATCTATGGATTTTCTAAAAAATGAATATATGCTTAAACATTTTTTTCGTTCTGCTAATCCAAAAGAAAGAATACCAGTGAGTATTGAAAATAAAATTACTGGTGGTAATACAGATAGTATTAATATTCCAGTTGATACTAATATTATATAATTTATTAAAGTTTATAAGATTACTGAAAGAAAAATATCAAAGTATAATATGCCAAGAGTGAAGTATGATAAATATATTTCTCCAATAGAACATTGCGTGAAAGACGAGCAAACAAGACCAGTGCCACAATTTCATTTTACGAGACATTCACATACAACTCATACTTCTAATTTTAATCCCAAAGTTTCTTTAGGAAATGTTCCACTAATGCTTCACCAAATGGATAGTAGATTACCTATTATGTCCGCACAAGTTAGACACGCATTAAGCAATAATCCTTTGTACGAGCGTTAAAACATTTCAAACGACCTTTGGTCGTTTCAAATGTTCAAGACGCTTTATTAGGCGACATAGTCGCCTAGAAAGCGTTAAGAAACATATATTATTTTATTGATTAATAATATATGTCAGTTTCTACTATCATTTTGAATCAATCAAATATTGTGAATCTCAATAACGGAAACAACCAATTGGTATTCAAGTTTCCCAATTCAGTTCGTCTGTCAAATCACGCTCTCGCTGTTTCAAATATTAGTATGTATTATTCTTGGTATAACATATCTGTTGCTTTGAATAATAATATTTTTCAATATACTTGGAGTTTAGACGGTACAACTGTAAGTTCCACTTTTGATATAGTTATTCCTAATGGAACTTGGAATATTAGCGATATAAATGGATTTCTTCAAAGTCAAATGATTAATAACAATACTTATGCGATTGACGCAAGTGGGAACTATGTATATTATTTAGAAATGGTAGTGAATGCCGTTGAGTATGGTATTCAATTGAATTCTTTTGCTGTTCCAACTACGGCAACAAGTGGTTGGACTTACGCATTTACTTTACCAACTGTTTCTTTTACCCCTCAATTTATTATTCCAGCGAATTTTAATAGTATTATAGGATTTCAACCAAATACAACTTTTCCTTTAACAATAACAAATGCTACGAATCAATCAACTATTTCTACTCAAGCACCAGAGGTTCAACCAAATCCCACACTTTTTCTTACTTGTAGTGGTATATCAAATCCTTATACTATACCTTCTTCCATTATTTATAGTATTACGCCAAATGCCAATGTTGGCGACCAGATAGTTTTTACGCCTCCCCAACTCATATACAATAAAGTCCTTGAAGGTACTTATGACAGACTTGTTGTTGGTTGGTTGGGAAGTGATTTACAACCCATTCAAATTCTTGACCCAAATATGACAATTACTTTAGAAATAAGAAATACTCAACAAGATATAGGGCAATTAACAACTGCGTTAATTAGTGGTTCAAAGTAATATTTATTATTATATGAACGAGGAATTGACAGAACAATACTTGAATGGAATATATGATAATGTTATGCGAGAACATACTCGTCTTTTGAATGATATGAAGAATACTTCTACTGAAATGGAAAAAAATAAAGAAAGAGATATAACGAAACAATTATCTCTTTTGAATAATCTAATGACTTCTTTGTTGAAATTAAGGAATGTTAAAAAAGATATAAAGTCCAAAGCAGATAGGTAGAAATCTTATAAACTTTAAAAGGACAAATCTCGTCCTTTGGACGAGATTTTCCTTCAAATCGCCGAAGGCGATAATAATATTATCTTCTTTATTAATATATGCCGAGAAAAATATTTAGACCAGAGAATATGACACACAATATGATTCTTGGAAGAAAAACGCCTTATGGAGGTGGTATGGGTTCTGTTCTTCTTTCACGAGGTGGAGGAGGTGGAGGTTCAAGTTATTCCTCACCAAATGAGTATCACGAAATAACTGGAAGACCTATACCAATCGGCGGAGGGTTTCAGCGTGAAGTACCAATGAATACAATTGCTCATAAACATTTAAAAGGAGTGAATGAGAAACTTCAAAATCTTTTAGCAAAACCTTCAATGAAAAAGAAAAATATTACATTTAACGCTTGAAATATTCATTATCTTTGCGTAGTTTAGGATATTATTTTTTATTAGCATAAATTATAATGTCTGGTAATGCCCAACAAGGTGATACGCTACTTTTTGATATGTCTCAAGCGACGGAAGGGACACCGCAAATTTTTGTACGCCGTGATTGGTTGTCTATACTGGATAATATGAATCAGTCCTATGTTGGAAATCAGTCAATTATTGATACTTCACAACTTGCCAACTCCAACAAGTATATGAGTTATTACGAGGCAACTTTAATAGTTCCCTTGATACTAACACTTGTCGCCCCAGTTGGTGCGACACAGTCCAACTTTACAACCGCACCAAATGATTATGTGCTGGGTCTCAAAAATTGGTTGGGAACAATCGTTCATTCCTTCACCCTTGACTACAACGGCACGACTATAATTCAACAAACCCCATTTGTTGGTCTTTGGAATACTTTTTGTCTTATGACTTCTTTTAACTACAATGATTTTACGGAATGGGCGTCAATTGGTTTTTACCCAGATACTTCTACTTCTTGGGCATTTAATGAATTCACTGGTGCTCTTGTTTGTACTCCTAATGGTGTTGGTAGTTCTAATAATCAAAATTATATTCAACCTACTCCTCCACTTACTATTTACGGTCAAGAAACAATTGGAAATATTGGGTTTTTAAAGAGACAGCAATATTTCGCATTTGATAATGTATCAACTTACGCTCAAGGACAAGGAAATGTTAATACTATTGGTGCTTTAGGCACTGGTCTTATTCAACCTTCAAGTATTTCTGGAGCATATAAATCTAATATTTTCAACAAACAATTGGGAACTACTACAAAAGGTGGTGTTCTTCAACAAGCAATTGTGGGTCAAATTAAATTACGCCACCTACACAACTTTTTCCAAGAAGTTCCGTTGTTAAAAGGCGTATTTATGCGTATGACTATGAATTTAAATAATTCTTCATTTTCTTTTACGACACAAGCATTTGTGAATACAACGGCAAATCTTGCTATTACCGCTCTTTCCAATGTTGTTTGTCCTCTTGGCGGTGTGAATCCTCTTATGATTGCTTCAGTTGCCACAAATAATGGTTCTAATAATTGTGCTTTGACAGCAACAGACGGAGTTTATAGTGCGTCTATTGCTGTTGGTGGTACTTGTCTTTCTAATACTCAATTAAATACTGGTAATGGTGTTGCTCAAAGTGATATGCTTAAATCTATTATGTTGAATATCCCGTCATACGTTTTTAACCCAATTTACGAACAAGCATATCTTTCGTCGTCTGTCAAGACTATTGTTTATAATGACTTGTATCAATATCAAATAACTGGTGTTAATCCTAATGCCGTATTTAACAACTTGATTACAAATGGAATTTCTGGCATACAGACAGTTCTTGTGTTGCCTTTTTACTCCGCAAATTCCAATTTAGGTGTTTCTCCTCTTCAATCGCCTTTTGCGAGTGAGGGTGGTGGTACAACTTCTCCTCTTTGTCTTCTTGGAAACTTTAATGTTGTCATAAGCGGACAAAATGCCATTTATAACACAGAACGTTATACTTACGAACAATTTACACAGCAGTTATATGGACTTAATGCGACAAACGGCGGTCTTACAGACGGTGTCAATAGCGGTCTTATTAACCAACTTGACTTTGAAACTATGTATAACTACTATGCTGTCAATGTCTCAAGAATGTTGCCTATTGAAGAAGGTGTTCCAAAATCAGTGAATATTATTGGGCAAAATTTGACTAATCAACAATTGGATTTGTATGTGTTTGTTAATTACAAAACTTCTGTCTCAATTGATATTCTTACTGGCAGTAGGGTTTAAAAATAAAAAATTGATTTGATTTTTCCAAAGGTAAATATCCTTACTCTCAAAAACCAATATGTCAAACAACGATTTAAAGACAACTGAATTTAATAATATACAAATGGACGAGAAAAATACTCCTATCATTCCAATTAAAGAAAAGAAAAGAGGACGACCAGTTGGTTCAAAAAAACCAAGACCAGTTCTTATTCCAGAACCAATAAAAGTAGTTTTTGAAGAAGACAGTGAAGACGAAAAAGAAGTTTCACCTCCTCCAAAAATAATGTGCGACGCTGAAACGCAAACTGAAGTTGAAGAAGAAGAAGTTGTTCCTTGTATGGATTGTGCCAAAAAGCGTTCCAAGAAGGATAATCCAAATTATTGGAAAGAATATTATGCGGAACACAAATCAAAACTTCTTCAGCAAAAGAAGGATTGGCGTGATAAAAATAAGGATAAAGTTAATTCTGTGAAAAGAAAGGAATATCAAAAAGAGTACGATTCAAAACACAAGGAGCAAATCAAAGCAAGAAGAGAAAGATTGATTACTTGTGAATGTGGGGAAGAACTCAAACATTACTCTCTTCTCAATCACAGAAAAAAAAGTAAAAATCATAGTCTCAAAATTCAGTTGAAGATTGCCAGAGGAGAAATTATTGTTCCAGTTGCCGAAATGAAAGAAGAAGATACTTCAAGTGATACAAGCAGTTTGAGTGGAGGAGGAAGTGCGGAAGACGCTCCCTCGCCAAAGGCGAGTAAGCAGAGGGCAACGCCCTCACAAGCAGAAGAACAAGCGGAAGAAGAACCAGTTTGAAAAATTAATAATAATTCTTAATAATTATTATTAATCTATTAAGTTTAATAAAGTGTATAAGTCAAAGGAGTATAAAATTATAAACTATTTTTTTGTTTAGAAGTTTTGATAAGGTGATAATCTTACAGCACCGCTATGAGGAGAATTATTATCAACTTGTCCTTTACCAGAAATACCCTTACCTTTCAGTGTTCTTATTTTTGCCATATATGCTTTTGCTTCTGCCGACCCTTTAACCATATGAGGTTTTCTTTTCTTGACACCAGTTCCTTCCATTGAAGAATCGCTTGAACTTTCACTACTTGTTTCGTCGTGTCCGCCTCTATGATAATACATATCACCTTTTTTCGTGGTATAATCCATATCACCTTTGTGAGTTTTGCTCATACTTCCTTTCACACCTCTACCTTTTTTAGGAGGTATATGATATCCAGCATATTCAATACCAGCACGACCCAAATCTTCTAATGGTTGGTGAAACCCTTCTGGTACTTTATCCCATACTTTATCAAGTTCTTTTTTCAAATTACCACCTTTGGATTTCTTATGTTTTTTCAAACCTTTGCCTAAAGGTTTAAAATCATTATGACCTCCCAGACCAAGTGCTTGGTCTGCCTTGTATCCAGCGTACGCTCCAGCGGCACTGCCAGCAATTGCTCCTACTGGGGCAGCAGCACCGAAAGTAGATAAACCTCCCAACAAGGCACCAGCAGTTCCACCCACCCAACCAGTAATTGCTGGTATGGCATATCTTGCTCCAGTCTTCAAGTCGTAATCAAGATTTTTTGTTCCAGTTTTCGCTTGATTGTATGTTTTAACAACTCCAGTTTTAATTTCGTCGCCAACTTTAACAACTGGAGCAACAGCGTGTTCTACTGCGTGTGCCACACCATTTTTTTGAGGGTTGAATGCTTTATTGAATGCTTGACCTATTTTAGATAATTTTCCTCCGTAAGAACGAGTAGCATACAAACCCATACCGCTACTTGAAGAACCCACAGACATTCCCATTCCTCCTAAATCACTACTTTCACCGTTTGAAGAACCAACAGATAAACCTCTGCCGTGTGTTAATGCTATAATACGAGGGTGGGGCATTGTATCCATATTTTGAATTCCCAATAAATGGTGAAGATTCCTATGAGAACGCATATATTATTAAATAAGATATTTTTTCTTATTCTTTGTCAAAACCATTTGATAGTTCTCTTTAATTATCATTAGGTGGTAGTTCTCCTACATTATCGTCTTTTGAAGTAGCATTTTTTACCATAGTTTTTATAAATTTATTTTTAGCAACACCATTTTTTTGAGGATTAAATGCTTTATTAAAAACAGCACCTATTTTGCTTAATTTCCCACCTTCTGTTTTATGTTCCAATATATTTACATAAAATTGTGCTTTTTTATGGGCGACTTTACTAAATTTATCTGGATTCGCTACAACGAAATGTGCGAAATGTTCTAAATCTTCAATCTTATCTTTAAAAGTTGGATTATTTTTCATAAAACGATTATATAATGCCTTAAATGTACCCCACTTAATATCTTCAAAATCTATTTTAGGTTTTATTCCTTCGCCTTCTGCTTCGTGAAGTTCTCTTTCTTTTTTTGTTAATTTTTCACCTTTTGCTAATTTATCTTTTATTTTTAATCTTCTTGCTTCTTTTGCTCGTTCTGCTCGTTTATCTTTATTGCTCTTAATTTTTGCTAAATACGCTTCTTTTTCTGTTAAATGCTTTCTTGGTCTGCCTCTTGCTTTTCCACCTCCAGCACCTCCTCCAGCATTTCCAACACTTTGTTCTTCTTCTTCTTCTTCACTTTCACTATCACTTTCTAATTGTACTGGAATCGCTTTTTTTGCTTTTTTTGGTGGTGATTTTTTTTTTGGGGATTCTTCTTCGTCGCTTTCGCTTTCGCTTTCAGTATCATTACCAAAAATATCTTCGTGTGATACTTTTTTTTCTTTTCCTTCTTTTCCTTTATAACCTTTTGGTAAAGCACCTAAATTATGGTGTTTCCAATTCTTGGGCAAAATAGGAGGAAGTCCTCTTGTTTCATTATGAGGAAATTCTAATTGGTCGTTTGGGTGTAAATGAGTAAGATAATTATAAATAATTCTTCTATCTTTTAATTTTGGAAATTCTGCTAAACGAGGCATATACGCTGGTCGTTGTTCTACTACTTTTTCAACTTTTGCTGTTTTCAATTGTAAAACTGGTTTTCCTTTTCTTGAAGAAATTTGTCTTGTTTTATTAATACTTTTATTTCCTTGAAGGTCTATTGTAAAAGCAGAAAATGTAATAGGTATTTTTTTTCCTTTTTCATTTCTTTTAAATTTTCCATTAGCATTTCTTTCATAATCACCAGTTGGAAATTCTGCTCGTGTTATAAATAATTGAGGAATAAGAACTTTATCTATTCCTTTAATAGGCAAAGGAACTCTCATATCTTCGTGTCCCCTAAATCCATTTTCTTCGTCGTCGCTCATATTATATTTCATATATTTTTTTTATGAAATATAACTAATCTATTAAAATCATTTAAGTGTTTAAGTAATCTTGATAAAATCTGTAAAAGGAATTTCAAAATGTTCTACTGGTCTTGTACTTTTTCTAACAGCGTCTATGAAAATCGTTTGATATTTGCTAAATTTTTCTTTGTTATATTCTATAAAGAATGTTTCATTTGTTCTTGAAAAATGATAAACAAGTATTAATGGTTCAGTTTCTCCAATCCTTACTTTATAAACTGGGAATATTTGTGTTGAAAATGTGGTTGGTAGTATATTGGGTCTTGATTTCAATTCAAAATAAATACCACATTCACTCAACCAATCCTCATACGAATACTGACTGGTTTTGTGAAGTTTTACTTGAAAATATGTTTCAAGAATTGGGCAAATTTTAGTTTCCATTTCTAAACCATATTCTAAATCTTGTTTAATTTGTTCTTGTTTCTTTTCTTCTAATTTTTGTTTGAAGAATTCAAATGCGTTTTCAATCGGCATATTTATATAAAAAGAAAATAAAAAATATTCCTAAAGATTACGAATTCACTTAATTATTTCTTAAAATCGCTCCAAGTTTTCCAATCTTCTCCACCAAATTCATAATGAATCGTTCCATTTTTTCTTTTCCAACCATAAGAACCAAATACTAAATTTCCACCATTTTTTTGTATTTCAATGAAAGCATTTTGAAGGCAACAATAACATTGTGGTTTTAACAAATTAAATCTTGAATATAATCTATATAATATTAACAATGCTTGTTCGTAATTATCTGTTTTTGTAAATTTATATAATTTTTTTTTCATAATTTCAATGACAAGTATTTGTGTTTCTTGAGGTGCTGGTAAATAAATTGGTTCTCCAACACACCCATTCACTCTTTTAATGAAATCATATTCTGGAAAATAGAAATCTATAATTTCTCCATTTCGTTCAACCCAAAAGTGAGCGTCAAATCGTGGAAAATCAATAACAATTGTTGCTGACATAGTTGTTTGAATAGTGATAGATTTACCTTGTAAATTTTCAAATCAATTTTTTTAATTTAATACATAATATTATTAATGTTTATAAGTCAAAGAAGAAGAATATACAAAACTATTTTTTATTTCCAAGATACGAAAGAAAAATTCCTTGCCAATCATATGCTTCATACAAATACTTTGGGTGGTCGCTTTTAACAAGTACAATACCATTTTTATTCTTCAAAGGAAACATATTGTTTTGAGCAAATTTAGATTCTTTACTTCTCATAAAAAAAATAAAGAATAAAATTATAAATTTTTTACGAGTTTATTTGGGTTCAATCAAAGTTGGTTCAATCAAATCAATAATATATTGCTTCAATCCTTCTTCCATTTCACGAAGATAAATATAACAATAATTTTGTACTATATTTGACAGAGAATAATAATCTTCAAAATCTTCAATGTCTTGTTGAAGTGTATCAGTTATTTTACCTTGTATTTGTATTAATTCTCTACAATTAGTAAATATACTATCATAAAAATTTCTAATTTTATCATAATTTTCATTTGGATTTTCTTTTTTACAAAGAATATATTGAATGTAATCATATATTGAAAATGAAGTAATAGTTGCGACATTTTCACATTCGCAATAATCTTCTTCACATTCACAATCACAAGTATAAGTATAATCAATTCCATTTCCCAACCATTCAACCAATTCGTCATTAATCCAATCTGCCAATTCTTCTCCTTCCAATTCAAGAAGTTTGGGATATATTTCAATCATTCCAGCGTGTTTGGAAATCATATAAATAACATATTTATCAACCACTTCAATAATTCTCAATTCAGTTGCGTTCATATCAGTTTGGATAATTGCCATTGTTGCTTTGGAATAGTGATAGATTTTACTTGTAAATTTTCAAATCAATTTTTTATTTTAATTCTTCTTCTCTTGACTTATAAACATTATTAATTTTATTATATTATTTAAAATTAATAAAAAAATACAAGTAAAGAAAATATATTTGAGCAATTATGATTCGTACTCAAGAAAAAAATATTATAATTTTATAAATTTATTTTGGTTCAACTGGGTCAAAAAGATTAATAATATATTCCTTCAAGTAAGTTGCGTTCATTTGAGAAATATACATATAACAATAACTAACTAATATATTTTCTTCGCAAGTAAGTGTTTTAATAATAGAATTGTCTATAAAAGGAGGAAGGTTAGCAAAAACAACTATTTTTTTTTGTATATCCATTAATTCTCTATAACTACAATTAGAGAATATATTATCATAAAATTTTTTTGTTTCTTCTTCTCGTAATTCACATTGTGTAATTAAAAACCACCCCCTTTCAGTTATTCTTCCTACTCTCCAATGTCCTTCCGCTACTTGTTGAATTGGTTTTGGTTTATGAAATTCCATTCCTTCCATTTGTTTTTCAACTTCTTTATGTATCATAGTATTAATAAGTGTTGTTATTTTCATAGAAGTAAATGTGAATTCTTCTTCTTCTGTTTCTTTTACTTCACATTCACAATCTTCACAATCATACCCACATTCTTTACATACTAAACCAGTATATGTATATTCATTCTCATTCCCCAACCAATTTTTAAATTTATCATTCACCCAATCTTCCAAATTTTCTTCTGTTTGTTCCAACAAATGTTGATATATAACTGTTCCTCCGTCTTGTTCTGTCAGCATATATTTAATAAACTTGTCAATCACTTCAATCATTTTCATTTCAGTTTGGTTTGCCATAGTTGTTAAATAGTGAAAGATTTCATATCAAAATTTTCAAATCAATTTTTTATTTTATAATTCTTCTTCTCTTGACTTATAAACATTATTAATTTTAATATATTATTTAAAATTAATAAAAAAATACAAGTAAAGAAAATATATTTGCTCAAATATGATTCGTACTCTCAATAAAAAATAATATTATAATTTTATAAATTTATTTTGGTTCAACTGGGTCAAGAAGATTAATAATATATTCCTTCAAATAAATTGCGTCCATTTCATTAATATATATATAACAATAATATTGTATTATATCTTCGTCATAACTAATTCTTTTCAAACAATCTCCATAAAACCAACACATATCATTATTCCTATCAAAATCAATTAATTTTCTTTGTATATCCAATAATTCCATACAATTAGTAAATATATCACTACTATCTTCATTCAACCAATTTATAATATCTTGATTTTCAATTTCAATATCACCTTCTGTATAATCATATTCACTCGTCAAATAAGGTTTCAATCTGTCATTCACCCAATCTTCCAACTCTTCGTCGTCCAACTCATTCAATTTGGAATATATAATTTTTTCTTCGTCATTTTCAGTCAGCATATAGATAATAAATTTTTTAATCTCTTCAATAATTCTCAATTCAGTTTGGTTTGCCATAGTTGTTGAATAGTGATAGATTTTACTTGTAAATTTTCAAATCAATTTTTTATTTTATAATTCTTCTTCTCTTGACTTATAAACATTATTAATTTTATTATATTATTTAAAATTAATAAAAAAATAAAAGTAAAGAAAATATATTTGAGCAATTATGATTCGTACTCTCAATAAAAAAATGGTTCGGTTTTTAAAGGATTGCCGTTTCCTTCTTTAAAATTACAATATCATTAGACAGCAACACACACTTTTTTATGTTTCTTCCAGTCCGCAGTTTGACAATCTCGGCAACAATAATAAACTTTCAAACAACGAGAACATTTTGTCTTGCTTGGTGCTTGACACACCCCACAAGTAAGAGTTTGCTTGTATGCGTCTTGAAATGCTTCTTGTGCGACATTTCTAATATCTTTTCCTTCCATAATAAGAAATCCAAATTTGTTGTCTTCAAGAATGCGTCCAATCTTCGTCAAGTAGCGAATATTCAAAAACCAAGTGCTAATAAAAGTATCCCCATTTGAAAATCCCAAAATTTTTGCCACTTTTTCAACTTCTTTTTCACGAACAAATCCATTTTTGGCATTGTCGTTGAGTGTCTTCTCCCACAGAGCAGTCTGTTCGTAGTAAAATTCTGGTGTTCCTTCTTCAAAACACCCTTCTTCAATACTTTTGTCAAGAATATTAAATAATTTTTCTTTACTTGTTAAAAATGGAAATCCAAGAGGAGTTCCATTAAAGTATGCTTGGATAAGAGTATTCATTTGCGTTTGAAAGCGTTTGGGTTTGGAATAGTGAAGAATCTCAAGGCAGAAAATCTGTTTCAATTTTTTATTTTTAATACTTATATTTGATACAACTTAAATATTTGTAGTTGTCTTCAAGTTTTCTTATTAAAGTATATAAGTTATTAAAGTTTATATTAAAAACAAAGAAAAATTATAAAGTAAATTCTAAAATCCAAAGTTTATAGTTTTGAAAATTTATAAACACAAGTTATAGAATTTTATTTGCTCAAATAAAAATTGTACTCTCATAAAAAAATGGGTTCGGTTTTTAGAGGATTGCCGTCTCCTTCAATTACAACATTTTCATACCAAAACATTTTTTTTCTTTTTCAATCAACACAGTCAAAGGAACACACTCGTCGCATATATATTCTCCATTCTTGTATTCACAAAAATTTCTTGTCGTAATCTTGTCTTTACAAGTTTTACAACATTTTGGTTGTAGAATCTTCTTCGTCAAGTTCGCCCACTTGTCTTCTGCTTTCTTCTTCTTCAATAACTCTGCCACTGGAACACAATCTTCGCACACATAATATTCAGTTTTTTCAATTTTATTTTCGTATGTTTTGAACTCTGTACCAAGGTGTCCTTCACATTGGAAACAAAGAAATTTTAAACCTTTGATTTTTTCTTTCCCATTGACAATTTTTTTAACAATTTGGGACTTGTTGAGAATGGTGGTGTATTGGCAGTTCATTTTGCTTGTTGCGTTTGCTTTGGAATAGTGAAGAATCTCAAGGTAGAAAATCTGTTTCAATTTTTTTAATTTAATAGTGATATGGTAAGAACTTAAAATGTTGAATAAAATGAATGACTTATATTTAGTTAATAAAGACAACGAAGTAGTAAGTAAAAAGTAATGAGATAGTGAATGGTAATAAATGGAAGTTAAGTAGTTGCTTAATGTGT